TAAGATGTTCAAAACATTGTTCCGTTACCCCGTTAAAACAAACGAGGTAACGGGCATTTGTTTTGATAAGTTGAGCCGCATTTTTGACGGTCGTAACCCGGCGTTCAACTATCAGTTTATGAATAGCGAACAACGGGACGATTGGGAGTATTACCGACAGGATGTTTTGCACGAACCGGATATTTGGAGCAATAAAGGTTGGGAGTTTTTCCAAACGGAAATAAACAGCGTTTTAATTGTCGATTTAGCCGCCGAGCAAAACCCCGCCGATAAGTACCCCGCACCGTATTTCTATTGGTTGCCTATTGCGTCCGTGATTGATTACAGAGCCGACCGGACAACGGGCGTTATGGATTGGATTATATTCAGACAGGACGACCGCCGGATTGCAGTAATTGACAACGAGCGTTACCGGGTATTCAGAGAAAACGACGGGGGGGATATTGGCGAAATGTTGGTTGATAACCCGCACGATATAGGTTATTGCCCCGCCCGTTTCTTTTGGAACGAACCGTTGAGCCTCAAAGAACCCGATATTAAACAATCCCCGCTAACCAAGCAATTGGAGGCGTTGGATTGGTTTTTGTTTTACCATATCAGTAAACGTCATTTGGATTTATACGGAGCGTATCCGATATATTCCGGGTATGAACAAAGTTGCGACTTTAGCAACGCCGAGAATGGCGACTATTGCGACGGTGGGTTTTTAAAGGACAAACAGGGGTTTTATAGGTTAGACCAAGCGGGTTTGTTGTTGCGTTGCCCTAAATGCGGCGAAAGCCGTATTAACGGCGTTGGTTCCTTTGTGGAAATACCAATACCGGACGGGGATAAACAACCGGATTTGCGTAACCCGGTGCAAATGTTGACCGTTGACCGTGGCAGTTTGGAATATAACGTTGCCGAGGAAGAACGATTGAAAAACAATATTATTACGTCAATCGTAGGAACCAACGAGGAAATAACCACACGGGACGCACTCAACGAACAACAAATATTGGCAAACTTTGAAAGCCAATCGACCGTATTAAACCGGGTAAAGAAAGGATTTGAAGCGGCGCAACAATTCGTCGATGAAACGGTTTGCCGTTTGCGTTACGGGTCGTTGTTCGTGTCTGCAAAGGTAAATTACGGCACGGAGTTTTATTTGTCGAATGCCACGGAGTTACGGGAACGGTACAAGGTTGCCAAAGAAAGCGGCGCAAGTGAGGCAGAATTAGACGCATTGCAGAACCAAATTTTGGAAACCGAATACCGGAACAACCCAACCCAATTGCAACGTATGTTGATATTGGCAGAGTTGGAACCGTACCGCCATTTGACCCGGAACGAGGCGTTGGATTTATACGGTCGTAACCTTTTGAGTGAGGACGAATTGCGGGTAAAACTTAATTTTGCTAACTTTGTACGGAGGTTTGAACGTGAGAATACTAATATTTTGGAGTTCGGCACACAAATACCGTTCGACAAAAAGATTGAAACCATTAATTTAAAATTTTTAGAGTATGCGAGTGAAAACAGGAACCGAGGGGAAAACAAAGGACGTTGATATTGCCAACGTAACCCCCGAAAACTACATTGTCCCGGACAATGAGAAACATTTGTATCATGCGGTTATCGAAATCCGCAAGTTCGACAGCGAAACGGGCAAACGTTTATCCGTCCCCCGTATTCAGAAATTCGGCAAAAAGGCGTGGGAAAACACCGTTGCCGATAACATGAAAAAACAGGGTTACACGGTAACGATTTTGCACGACCCGAACGAATGGTTGGCAGAAAAAGCCGAGGCGGACAAAGCCAAAGCCGCAAAAAGCGAGGGCGGAAAGTAACCGATTTTATTAACTAATAATCAAAGGGTAAGATTATGGCATTAACAAGCGAAGTATTAAAGGCAAATGCGGCATTAGCCGGATTAACCGACGAACAAATTACGGCAATTACCACATTGTCGGCGAATGACGAAAATAGCGTTATTGCGAAAAAAACGGGCGAAATTTACGGCGGGTTGGATGCGGATATTTTGGAAGTATCCGGCATTGCCAAGAACGGAACCGAAAAAACGTTTGATTACGCAAAACGTGTGTTGTCCGAGTTCAAAACCAAAGTAGAGGGCGCAACCGGGTTGCAATCCCAAATCGACAGTCTGACGAAAGAAAAGGCACGTTTGGAAAAGGCAATTGCAGACGGGGCAACCGATGCCGAAACGAAAAAGGCATTGAAGCAAGCGCAAACCGACCTTACGGCGGTAACAAACCAATTCAACGAGTTAAAAACCAAATACGACCAAGCCGAACAAACATACCAAACGGAGTTGTTCGGCATTCGTATTGAGGGCGCATTACAGGGAGCAACCGCCGGATTGAAGTTTAAGGCGGGATTGCCCGAAAGCGCAACAAAGGTTCTGTTAGACCAAGCCGTTGCGAAAATTAAGGCAATGAACCCCGAATTTATCGACGACGGCAACGGCGGTAAGATGTTGGCGTTTAAGGATGCGACCGGGGCAATTATGCGTAACCCGAACAATCAGTTGAACCCGTACACCCCCGGCGACCTTTTGGCAAAGGAATTGGAAACAATGGGCGTGTTGGATAAGGGACGCCAAGCGGCGGGCGGCGGTACTAACTCCCTGGCGGGCGGTGGTTCCGGTTCCGGCGGCGGTTCGGGTACAATTGATATTTCCGGCGTTAAAACGAGGGTTGAAGCATACGACGCCATAGCGGGCAACCTTATGGCGCAAGGTTTAACCGTTGGTTCGGAGAAATTCGACGCCGCAATGAAACAGGCATGGCAGGACAACAATATTGCCGCTTTGCCGGAAAAGTAAACAACGTGGGTAAAGGGTCAACCCAATTCAATAACAATTAAAACTTTTAAATTATGTCATTAGTAGCAACAAGATTGCAGAATTGGCGGATTGAAAACCCGGAATTAGACCGGAATATGACCCGCCCGTGCGAATATGGCGCATTGGATTTTTTCATAGAGCAAACCAACGCCGCCAATTCGATTATTAACCCGAATTTGCGCGACCGTGCGTTTGCGTCGATTGGTAACACGGTACAAGTGCCCGTTATCAATTACGACGAAAACGTACAGGTTAGCAACGTTCGGTCGTGTGTTATCGCAGACAATGAAAATACGTCCGCATTGGTAACGGTCGTTTGGGCGACTTACGCCATTGGTTTTACAATGGTTCCCGCAATGTACATGAACAACGAAATTTCGTATCAGCATGACTTTTTGCGGAAAATGGAGAAAACGACCCGTGCGTTGGCAAACACGTTGGATGCCGGGGCGGTTGCCGCATTGGAAGTCAACAAAACGCAGGTTTTCAAAACCCTGCTTAACTACACGCAGACGGGGAACGTTATCGAAGTGCCAACCCAAATGGCAACGGAAATTCTGGGCGACATTAACCCGATTATGCGGGCAAACTGTTACCCGGAATATATCCACGTTATCGGTAATGCCGGTATTGACGCCCTTATTCGTAAGTTGGCGCAACACGGCATTTACAACGACGTAAACAAGCGCATGGAGTACGACAACAAGGTTATCCACTACACGAACAACGTAGCGGATGAATCCGGCAAAATGGGAACCATGTTTGCCGTTGCCGACGGTAACGTTGGTATCCTTACCCGTGTTGACCGTGAAGCATTGCGCCGCACCCGTGCGAATTTCCACGAATGGGACGTTGTACGTTTGCCGTACATTGATTTGCCCGTTGGTTCGCATTATTACACGGCGGTTGGCGACCAATCAGCAATCGCAGGGGACGCAACGGCGGATTTGACTTGCGCCGTTAAGGAGTATTTCGGATTTTCGGTTGACGTGGCGTATATGGTAGCTTACAACAGCAACTCGACGACCATTGCAAACCCGATTATCAAAGCCGAGATTGCCGCACGCAACCCGAACGAACCGTTGGGAATGCCTGTTTACGTTACGAACGCCGGGGAGTTTCCCGCCGGGGCGTAAGTAAGCCGCAATTGTTTAATCAAAAGGGGGGCGGGGATACAAAACCCCCGTTCCCCTTTTTAATTTAACGCAGTATGTACCGGATTAAAGAGATACAAGATAAATTATTGCACGTTGTCGGTTGGGAACAATCGTACAATCCCGCCGCCGCCATATCCAAGGAATTGACCCAAACGGAAAGCGGTTTATATTTTCAAGGGGCGCACCCCCTTATGACGTTGGAAAACATGGCGGCAATAGTACCGGACGATTGGGGGTATCAATACCCGGATTGGAACGATACAAAAGAATGGAAAGCCGGAACCGTGGTACATTACGCCAACGATGCGTCCGGGAATAAAAAGTATTGGCGGGCGAAAGTGGATAACGTCGCCGAGGTTCCCGCCGACGATTCGGCATTTTGGGAGCCGTACAACATTTTATCCGATTATTTGGAGCGTTTGACCCGCAACGGAATATCCACGGCGGTACAAACGTTTACACAAATAAAATCGTTGGATAAGGAAACAAAGAACCTTTTGGAGCGTCGCCCGTTCTTTGACGGGGCGGGACGTATTCGGGCGACCGTTTCCAATACACATAAATTGGTAGGCTTTGAAATTGTCCCGGTGCGGGCAATGGGAGTTACCGCCCAAATAAACCGGATAGGCTTACAAATGACAGGGGCAACCGGAACCGTGAAAATGTATTTGTTTCATAGTTCACAGATTGACCCAATAAAGACGTTTGATTTGGAATTTACCGTTACCAACGGCGGGTTCCAATGGTTCAACCTTACGGACTGTTATTTGCCATATATCAGCGATGCCAACAACGCCGGGGGTGCGTGGTTCCTTTGTTACAACCAAGACGAATTGCCCGCCGGAATGCAGGCAATAAATATGACGAAAGATTGGAGTAACGAACCGTGCGGAACGTGTACGGGTTACGGCAATATTGAGGCATGGCGGCAAATTACCAAGTATTTACAGGTATCCCCGTTTATGATGAACGCCCCGGAAACGTTCGACGAATACCCGGAGTTGTGGGATATTGCACATACGATGTACACGAATACCCAAAATTACGGGTTGAATTGCGAAATAACCGTTGGTTGCGACCTAACGGATTTTATCGTTGAACAACGGGCGATATTCCAAACCGTTATTCAACGCCAAGTCACCGCAATCGCTTTACGGACGTTGGCAATGAATCCCGACGTAAGGGTAAACCGTAACCAATCCAATGCGTCCAAAATGGAAATATTATACGAGTTGGACGGCAACGTTGAGGGTCGCCCCGGCGGTTTGGGTTATGACCTTAAAAAAGCATACGAGGCGTTGCGATTGGATACGCAGGGTATCGACCGCATTTGTTTGAGTTGCAACAACCGTGGCGTTAAGTACCGGACAACATAATTGGCACAATGGCGGGTTTGGCTTCAATAGAGGAATTGCGACACCGGGTTAATGAATTTAATACCGGGATTGTATCCGGTAAATTTATCCGGGACGCAATCGACGACGGGGAAACGACGGCGTTTATTATCGACGCCAACGCCGAGGAACAATTATTTGAACAAGGTATTAACCGTTTGGGCGTCGATATTATGGACTATGCGCCGTATAGTCCCCTAACCATACAGATAAAACAGGAGAAAGGGCAACCAACCAACCGGGTAACGTTACGGGATGAGGGGGATTTTGAAAGTAGCTTTTATTTGGAGGTTGGCGACACCCAATTTGAAATAAAGGCGGGCGATTGGAAAACGGAAGATTTGATAAAGAAATACGGGCGGCAAATATTGGGATTGACAGACGAAAATATTGCGACGTTGATTTGGCAATATGTGTACCCGGAGTTACTAACAAAAGCAAAAACGGTTATTTATGGCAATAAATAGAGTACCAACCATTGCAAACCCGGAATTGTTCGACCGGGTTATTGCAGACATTCAAAAGGGGTTAGCCGACAATTTGGGTTGGCTAACCCGGTCGTTTGGTAGGGCGGAACGATTAGTTAAGATTATCGGCGGCAAACGCTATTATACGCCCAATGTATATGCCGGGGGGAATGAGTATTTGCCCGTGTCCCCGGACGCCAAATTGGGTAACTTTTCGTTCTTTGTATTGGACGACCCGCAAACCGTCGATTGGTTGCCAAATATCCAATCGGATTGGAAAACCCCGTTTTCCGTTATCTTTTGGTTTGATATGCGAACAATAACCAACGATGCCAACAACCGGAATATCGAAAAAGTGAAAGCCGAGATATTGCACGTATTGAACGGCGGGTTTTGGTTACGTTCCGGGGGTATAACGATAAACCGGGTATATGAACGGGCGGAAAACATATACAAGGGGTTCACGTTGGACGAAGTGGATAACCAATTTTTAATGCACCCTTACGCCGGATTGCGGTTTGAGGGCGTTATGAGTATTCAACAACCATGTTTATAATTGAGATATGATACAATTTGCATTTTATACCGCCGTGGTCGCTTTGGTTGCGGCGTTCGGTTTGACCCTGTTAAAAAAATGGGGCGTCGTTGAGTGGGTGCAAGTCCACGGCAACGACTTTTTCGCAAAGATGTTCAATTGCGATTTTTGTTTGTCCTTTTGGGTGGGCGTCGTTTTGGCTATCTTTGTAACAGCCATTGCCGGGAACCCTGTATTGTTGTTGGTTCCCATTTGTTCAACCATGATAACCCGGATATTGTTATGAAAAAAACAACGATAGGTAAACACACAGTCGAGATATACGACGCAATAGACGATTTGCCGATGTTGCGTTTTCATAAGTTCAATAAAATGCTGTTAGTTGACGCCGGGGTTGGTTCCGACCTTGCAGAGTTCGACACGCATATTGAAAAGGCAATCCGGTATTTGCGTAGCAAGAACCCGGAGTTGGCGGAAAAAGAATTGGATAATATGCGGCAAAACGTGTATTTCATTCAATCCGGTATCAGTCCAAAGCATTTGGCGTTTTGCGTGTTGGTTAAGTCCGTGGACGGCGTGGAGCAAAACGACCTATCCGACGACGGATTGCAAAAGTTATTGGATATGTTCGCCGACGTTCCGCATACAGAAATGACCGCCCAATTGGAAGCGGTCAAAAAAAAAATAGACGATGAATTGCGGTTGTATTTCCCAAAGTCATTTGACGACGCAAGCGTAAAGGAGTATTTCGACGAATTGAAACGCCGCACGTTGTTAATGTTAGACCAAATAATTGACGGGGATACAACCGACCGCCGGGCGGAAATTGAGCGAATAACAACCGATATGTTGTTATATAACAAACCCCAATCGTTTAACGGGTCGGATAGTATGGAAATTCAGTACGACAAACAGTTTGAAAATATGTGTTTGACAATTTCCCAACATTTGCATACCGACCCCAAACGATACACGGTTTTGGAGTATTACAACGCTTTTGAACGTATAAAAGATATGTTCAAACCAAAGGGAAACCAAAAAGGGGCAAAATAAGCCCGTTTGCGGCTTTAAATTGTCCGGGCGGATTAATCACGGAAAAGGAAATAAAATTGAATAGCGGGCAAATTACCCGTAAATAACAACGAAATACATTGCGGAGTTATGGCAGACAATAACAACCCGATTAAATACAGCGATTTAGTAAAGCCGGATAATAGTATTACCGACCTTATTAATCAGTTAGACCAATTATCCGACGCCTATATGAACACTCTTAAAAATATAAAGAGTGAAGCAATAACGGTTAAGGCGGCATTGGCGGGGGTATCCGGGGCAACCGAGCAGGGGCGGACGTCTATACGGGGGGCGTCGTCGGATACCGACAAATTGACAAAGGCGGCACGGGAATTGGCGTTTGCCGAAAGCGAGAACGCAAAACGGTTGGCGGAATTGCGCCAAGCCCGTAAGGAGGCAAACGATATAACCAAGCTAACGCAACGTTTGAACCAATCCGCCGAGGGTTCATATAACAAGTTATCCGCCCAATATTCCCTAAACAAAATATACCTTAACAACATGACGGTTGAGGAAAGGGAGGCAACTGAGGAAGGGCGGCAATTGGTAGAGCAAACAAAAGCCATTTACGAGGAAATGAAGCGGTTGCAGGCGGAAACGGGGAAAACGTCGTTGAACGTCGGTAATTATTCGGATGCCGCCAAAGGATTAACAACGCAGATAGAGAACCAAACAAAGCAATTGGCGTTGTTGCGTTTGGAGGGGAAACAGGGAACCGCCGAATATCAAAATTTAGCAAAAGAAACCGCCGTATTGCGGGATGCCGTCCGGGATGCCACAAAGGAAATAACCAATATGGCGTCGGATACGTCAACGTTGGATTCTGTATTGAGTTTGGCGGCGGGTGCATCCGGGGGATTTGCGGCATTTACCGGGGCAATGGAGTTGTTCGGGTCGGAAAGTGAGGAAGTACAGGAAGCGCAAAAGAAGTTACAGGCGGCAATAGCCATTACGACCGGGGTACAGGCAATACAAAACGCCGTACAAAAACAATCCGCCCTTATGTTGGGTATATCCCGCATACAACAAGCCGCATTAACCAAAGCAAAGGTTTACGATAGGTTGGTTACAATGCAGGGAACAAAGGCGACATTGGCGGCAACCGTGGCGCAAAAAGCGTTCAACCTTGTTGCGTCGGCTAACCCTTACGTCCTTTTGGCGATTGCTTTAATTACCGTTGTCGGGGCGTTGGTTGCTTTTTCGTCCGGGACGAAAGCCGCCGCCAAAAACCAAGAACGTTTGAACGCCTTACAGGGTGCGTATTTGGATACGTTGGAGTTGGAAAGCAACAAATTATCCGAGGTTGCCAACGAACGGGTCAAAGCGATTGAACGGGAATTGCAGATTGCACAAGCCCGGAACGCAAGTACCGCCGAGATACGAAAGATTGAGGACAGATTAGCAACCGAACGACGCCGGGCACATAACGAACAAGTCGGATTTTACGGACAGGAAATAAAGGATTTGGATACCAATAAGGCAAAATTGGAACAATACCGTAAATCCCTTATTAAACTGAATGAATTAAAAGCGCAAGGCAATAAAAAAATCGTTTGGGACGTCGAATTGGACGGCAATATTGAAACGTACAAAGTTGACGACGCAATAAATATTGCACAGGCGAAAATAGATAATTACGGGCGCATGGTTAGTATTGCCGTTGACCTTAAAACCGAGGGCGACGATATTAATACAGCCGATGCCGTCCGAGCCGCCAAACGCCAACAGGAACAAAAAGACGCCGTAAAAACCGAATTGGATTTATTGCGGAAAGCCGAGGACGCAAAAAACGCCCTTATCCAAAACAGTTACGACCGTCAACGCACAATCGCCAAAGCCGCCAACGCCCGGCAAATTGAGGACTTGCAATATCAATTGAAAAACGATGCCAATTTAACGGCACGGGGACGGGCGGCGATTAACGCAACAATCGTTTCGTTACGTCAACAACTGACAAACGAATTGGTCGATATGGAAAACGCAGAACGGGCGCAAATCCTATCCGCCCGCCGTGTTACCGAGGACGCCGAAATTGCGTTAATGGTTGAGGGTTCCGCCAAACAGCGGGAACAATTACGCATACAGTACGAACGCCAAATTGAGGACATACAAACCCGGTTGGATACTGAAAGGGGATTGACCGAACAACAGACAACCGAATTGTTGGCACAACAAACGGCGGCACGTCAACAGTATGCAACGGATTTGGCGAAACTCAACGACCAAATCAATATCGACCAACTCAACAAGGAAGCCAATACAATACAATTGCGATTGGATGCCGTCCGGGAGGGTTCAGAGGAGGAAATAACTTTGCGTACCCAATTGTTGAACAAACAACGGGCATTGGAATTGGCGCAAAATCGCCAAATAGCCGCCGAATTAAGGCAGGACGAAAAGGACATAAACGCCAAATACGATGCCGAGATATTGAAGCAAACAACCGAATTAAGCCAACAACGGGCGTTATTGCTATTCGACCAACAACAAGCGTTGGAAGCGTCGGAGTTTGATTTAATCCGCAATTCCGAGGAACGCAAAACCCGGTTCCGTTTGCAACAAGAAAAGGAACGGTTAAAAAAGATTTTGGAGTTGAACAAAACCGCCGGGGTTAAGTTGACCGAAACGGAGGTTGAAACCATTAAAAACACAATCGCCAAAATCGACCAAGAAATACAACAGAGCAAAGGCGACGAACGGGGCAAAGATATTTACGGACTGTTTGGGTTGAATTTGGACGACGACCAAAAGGAGGCAATAAATGCGTCGGTATCGTTTGCAATGGAGCAATTACAATCGTTTTTGGATGCAAAAGTTGCCGCCGCCGATGCCGCCGTTGCCGCCGCCGATAAAGAGGTTGACAGTTCAAAACGAGCATTGGACGCCGAATTGGAAGCACGGGCGAATGGGTATGCGTCAAGTGTCGTGCAGGCGCAAAAAGATTTGGATTTGGCACGGAAAACGCAGGAAAAAGCGTTGAAAGACCAACAGAAAGCCCAAAAACAACAGGCGGCAATACAGACAATACAGCAAATCGGAAACCTTGTAACGTCAACCGCTTTAATTTGGTCGCAATTGGGGTTCCCGTGGGCGATTCCCGCCATTGCGATAATGTGGGGTTCATTTGCCGCCGCTAAAATCAAAGCCGCCCAAATGACGAAAGCACAACAGGCGGAAACATACGGCGACGGTACGGTTGAGTTGTTGGGCGGTGGTTCGCACCAGTCCGGCAACGACGTTGATTTGGGAACCAAGCCGAACGGAACCCGGAGGCGTGCCGAGGGCGGCGAGTTTTTCGCCGTTATCAATAAACGCAATTCCCGCCGTTATCGTAAATTGATACCGGACGTTATCGGAGCATTGAACCGGGGAACGTTTGAAAGTAAGTATTTGAACGCATATAGAGGGGCGGACGGCGTAACAATCAACGTTTCGCACAATAGCCCGGATATGCGGGATTTGCAAAATGACGTTCGGAAAATCCGGGAACAAAACGAAACCCGGTATTTTACCACGGCGGACGGTAAAACGGTAATGATTTACAAGAATTTGAAACGAATAATAAATTAACAATGAACCCGATTTATAGGCATTATTTAAGCGGAGGCAATCAAACGGTTAGCGTATCCGATAATTTGAAAGTTGGGTATTATGACGGTACAACGGGGGTATATAATCCAAACGCCCCCGGTTATCGTTGTGCGATATTCCCGGCAACATACGGCGATTATTATTTGCGGAATGGTTGGGCGCAACAAGCGGGCGCACGTATGTTGTGTTTACAATCGGATACAACGGGCGGCGTATTGGCGTTGTCCTTATCCGGCACAATCGTTGCCCCGCAAGGAACCAAATTTATTGCCCTTAATTTTTTGGTTGACGCCCGGATTACGGAACCGTACAACGTTCCGTTTACAATCCGACCAAACGAGCAATTGCCGGATAATACGACGGGCAATTGGGTTCCCGACCCGGATAGAGATATTACCGACCCAATACCCGTTGCGGGCGCAAGCGCATTCCGAATGTATGCAAGCGACGGCGGCAATGTTGTTGGGGGCGTTTATGTGTATTCAACGCCCGGTTCCAACGCAAACGGCGTAACGGTTGGCGATTATAACAATTATATCCCGGAATTTATCTATACCCCAAAGGAGGGCGACGACCATTTTATTGCCGTGCCCCGTCGCCCCGGAATAGATACAAGTGGAACGTTAAGAATTGAGGCAACGCCGATATATGAACCGTTGCCCGTTCCCCCGGACGGTTGGCAATATTTTACGCTTACGGAATTAAACAACCTTACAATCGTGGGTTCCGTGTTTCGTGAAGTGTACCCAAAGTATAAAGACGATTTAAGCAAGGATTGGGAGTTGGAAAGTAACCAACGATTTTATCGGGCGAAATTGTCCGGTAAATTGTCGTTTATCCGGGACGATTACAATTATATTGCGGCGCAACCATTCGACACGGAATTTATATACAGGATTGAACAAAGCGACGACGGCGGTATTTCATATTTCCCATACTTTACGGGTAAGTTTATGAAAACGGATTGCGAATTTAACCAAGACGACCAAAAAATTACGGTTCAGCCGGACGCATACGACCAATATAACGATACATTGGCGGGATTGGAAAAGGAGTATAATTTGATTGAGTTAGCCCCGGAGATTGTCCCAATGAAGTTGCAACGCCGCCCGCTTATCCAAATATATATTCCCGGCGATACGGTCGTTTCCTGTTTTTTAGGGGGTAATTATTGGGAACAGGACGCCAACGCAACCACGAATAAAAGCGATTTAGTGAATAAGTATTATTTCGCTTTGGATACCATGTTGAAAGAAGTTAATATAACCGTCAACGGTGCGCCGTCCGATGCGTCCGGGTTATATGGCGGGCGTATGACTTTCCAAAGTAACAATAACAATTGGACGGGGACGATTTACAAAGGCGATAATAAATATCAATTAGTTATATCGCAACAACAAATGGGTTTGCCGTGGGCGTATATTGCAACGGTTGAGTTACGCAGAACCGCCGACCAAGTGGTTTTATTTCGTTATCAGAAAACCACGCAGGGCGATTTTGATAATTTGGACTTTACAATGAATGCCGTCGGAGGCGGAGCGACCGGAACCGCCACGGCGGAAATGGCAACATACAACGTATTTGCCCGGTATGTTACGGACAATTACCAACCCGCAGGGTCAAGCGTTCACGCATACGAAATACCGACGGATGATATTGTTGAGGACAACCGCAATTATCGTTATGCAATTGGGTACGCTTTTGGCGTGGCTTATTTGTCAAATCAATATTCTAATGTGCCGACGCAATGGGGTATCCGGGATGACGGAACGTATTTTGTGCCGCCGTATAGCATTTGGGGACAACAGTTTTTCCCAATCGCCCGGTCAACGTGGCGGTATGCGTCCATTTGGTTTGGTTTTTCGGCGTTTGATTGGATAACAGAAAAGCAATGGCGACAACCATATACGTTGCGGGATACAAACCCGTTGTCGTCGGTTATATCGGTTTTGCTGAAACAATTTGCGCCGGGCATTACCCACGAAGCAACGGAGGAATACAGCCGTTTTTTATACGGAGCGTCGCAACCAATCGGATATTATCGGTTTACTTTGATGTTGTCGCAAAAATCCAACGTCTTAAAAGGCGATTACGACCGACCCGCACAAAAAGCCCCGATAACCTTACAACAGGTTACAAATATGTTGCGGGATTGTTTCCGGGCATTTTGGTATATTGAGGACAACAAATTTAAAATCGAGCATATCGAATTTTTCCGCAATGGTGGTTCTTATTATGGGGCGACCATTGGGACGGACTTAACGCAATTGCAGAATATCCGCAACGGTAAGAATTGGAGTTTTGCGACAAATAAATGGTCGTTCGATAAGGTCGATTTGGCGGAACGATACCAATTTGAATGGATGGACGACGTTACAAAAGCGTTTGAGGGGGAACCAATACAAGTAATATCCAAGTATGTAACGCCGGGGAAAGTGGAAACAATCAATATTTCCAATTTTACGTCCGATGTGGATTATATGTTGTTGAACCCCGGCGATATTTCACAGGACGGATTCGCCTTGTTTGCGGCGGTAAATAATGGTTCCGGGTTGGAATTGCCGTTTATTGAGTGGCATTTGAACGGGTTAGATTACTTTTTGCAAAATGGGTTGTTGTCTATGTTGTGGATACAACCAACATATTACCCGTATGATTTACCCGCCCAAAATGTATTGATTAACGGACAACAATTTTACGCCTATGGAATTGAGCGTAAAAAGAAACAAACGTTAAATTATCCGAGTATCGACGACCCCGACCCAATGAAATTAATAAAAACGGGTATTGGTAACGGTCAAGTCGAGAAAATAAGTGTAAATTTGTCGAGTAGAATGAATAAAATAACGTTGAAGTATGACACCGAATAATAATCTATCCGTATTACCATTTTACCCGGATGAAAAGTACCAAGATTTCCGCAAATCTTATGCGTATGGCGATATATACCCGTTATATACGCCCCCAAATAAGTTGTTGCCGTTTCAGATAGTGCGACCAACTCAAACCGGATTTAATCCAACGGCAATAATTCGGCGGGTTAATAAGGTTGGATTGGTTGGGGATATTGTTTTGGATGTTACCCAAACGTTATTGCAAGGCGGTTTAAGGGTTGACCGTTTCCCGGCTTTGGGTTATGACGTTATCAGTTATCCCGGTATATTGCCATTTCCAACAAACATGGAACAAGGGCAATATTATTTGGGATTCCATGACGGTTATAACCGGAGTGTATCCGACGTTTTTACGGTTGCGTATGGCGTTGAAAGCTATTTAAAAATTGAATGGTGGGATACGGACAACATGACCTTTGAGGGGGGCGCAATTGATTACAAAGTACCGTTTAAAAACTTTGTGTATTTATGCGCCCAATTGGGAAAACCGGAATACACTTTTGAGGAAGAGGGCGAAGATAGGGACGGCTTTTTTTTCCCGGAAAAACAGTTGAGCGAAAAGCGGTATAAATTCCAATTCCTTGCACCGGAATACCTTTGCGACGCTTTGCGGGTTGTTCGTATGGCGGATTACGTGAAAATTACGTCTAACGGATTGACGTATGATTGCGACACGTTTTTAATTACTGTAAAATGGCAAACGCAGGGGAATTTGGCGAGTGTGGAGGCGGAATTTGAATGCGACACAGTAATTAAAAAGATTGGGCGGGGCGTCGTGCCGACTAATTTAGGAGATTTCAACGACGATTTTAATAACGATTTTAACAATTAGTAGTATGGCAAATTGGACTGAATTAATTGCGGCGATTAACGCTGTTATTAAAACAAACGGGAACCGGGCAATTACCGGGGCAATCCTGCAAAACGTGTTGGATACAATGGTTACGAATTTGGGAGCAAACCGACAATATGCCGGGGTTGCAACCCGTCGAACCAATCCGGGAACCCCGGACGGAAATGTTTATTACCTTGCAAACGGCGGCGGCACGTTTACGGGGTTCGGGGAATTGGTTGTTGACGCCCGGCAATTAACCCTTTTGTACAACACGGCGTCCGGTTGGGGTAAACTTGCGTTGAATGTTCCGACGGCGGCAGAATCAGCCAAAACACGGGTATTGGGTGCAACGGGTTACAATTGGAATTTATACGACCCGGCGACCCGTTCGTTAAATACTAAATTGGACGCAAGCGGCAACCCGATAGAATCAACCATTTTTGATACGTCCGATTATATACCGGTATCGCAGGGTTCATATACAGCCGCCCCCGGTGCGGGGATGTTGCGTTTGTATGATGCCGGAAAGTCCTATTTATCAACAATAGGTACGGCGGTTGGTAATATTGCCCCCTTTGACCGAATACAGGAATTTATTATTGCCAATCCGAATGCGGCGTTTGCCCGATTGGTTGTATATCAAGAAACCGCCGATATATGCGTATTTTCCCGGCGTGCGGTTCCAATGGATTACGGGATTAGCCAATACGCAAGTCCGGCAACCGAACACAATATTGCAAATACGGTTGGGTTGGCACGGGTAAAAATTCCGTTCCGGTTAAGAACCAATAGCCAAACGCCCGTTATTGATAAGAACGGTAACGATTATTTCCCCGTTGATAAAAGCCGGGATATTTCGGATTATATCAATGTAACCCAATTAACGGACATAACTATTACAACAAAAAATGGAAAGTTAATTGCGCCGTGTTTGTTCATGTATGGTGCGGACTTTTCATATTTGGGTATGATAGGCAATAATATGGGTGCGGTTGAACAATATACAGCGTCGTTAGTTGGTCGAAATGCCGCGTATGTTATTGCCCTTTTCAGACGTCCCGAAAATCTGCCAAATAATGTGGCGGGAACGTATGACGTTGAAATTACGGGAACAATTAAAGGGTCGTCAATTGAAGTGTTCAAACCGAACCAACAATTAACCCCGTATGCAATGCCGTTTACAATTCGGAATAATGAACAACCACCGACCGCCGCCGGATATGTTCCCGACCCGGAACGAGATTGTACCGATTATATCCCAACCGCCGGGGTCAAGTCTTTTAAAATGACAGCCGGGGGCGACAATGTTATTGGGGGTATTTCAGTATATAACGCAAAAGCAACAAACCGCGTAACAGTTGGCAATTATAATAATTATGTACCGGAGTTCGTATATACCCCGGAACCCGGACAAAATTATTTCGTTGCCGTAACCCGACGCCCCGGTTTTCCGTCCAATGCGGCAAAATTTGCAATTGAAGCAACCCCCGTTGGAACCGCCGTTGCGATTATGGAAAACAAACAACCGCCCGCCAATGGCGTTTACTCGACCGACCCGGAAAGGGACGTAACGGATTATATCCCGGTATTGGGTAAAACGTTGGTAACAATGAAAGGCAACGGAAAAAAGGTATCATGTGCGTTTATGTTTTATGAGAGCAAACAAAGTGTTGGCGTAACCGTTGGTAATTTTGCCAACTATGCCAACGAATTTACGGCGGAGGTTCCCGAAAACGCCCGTTATGTTGTGGTTGTTACCCGTCGCCCCGGAATGCCAAACAATGCCGATTCAATCAGTATTGAAGTTGTAGGAACCCCAACGTTAATGTATTTCGGAAATGAGGTTTACGACCCGGCACAGGATACCAATTTGATTGCCCGTATTGCGGATAAAATCGACGTGCAGAACGTAAATTTGGAGGGTAAGAAAGCCGCCGTTTTTGGTTCGTCGAATACAACCCAATATTACGGAATTTGGTTCCAAGACCTTTGCGATTATTTCAAAATGGATTATAAGATTTACGGGATTGGCGGCGCAACGTATCCGATTGTTCCCGGAAATAATGTTTGGAGTGGCGCAAGTGGTATCGCGGAGGAAGTTTTGGGACAACCAAACAGCATGGTAACGGAGGTTGAATATAAATTGAACAACGACCCAACGTTTATACCGGACGTATTTATGTTCAATTCCGGGTTCAATGAAGCGGCATTAAAACCGCCCGTTGGAGATTTGGCAACCGTGTTTACAAAAACGTTGGACGAAATACGCAATAGTACCGATTCAAATTTTGGTATCAATACGTTAATTGGCGGTATGCGTTGGTGCTTAGAAACGTTAATGATAAATTACCCGGATGCGGTATTTATCGGTATGATACCGTTTCAAGCCTCAAACGTTCCGACCGCCTATTTTATTGAAACCCTTTTGCAACCAATGTTGGAAACGTTCGGACGGTTGGCAATCCCGGTTATCAATTGTTTGTATGACGGCGGGTTTTACTCACAGTTTGAGAACGCCGCCCCGTACAAATATACCGTCGATTCAATTCATGTTCGATTAGGAACAAACATAAACGAGAAAGGGCGATTTGTTCAAAACGAGTTTTTGAAACGCAATTTCTTAAATGTATATTACCCAAAGAATAACGCACAATGATTGGAACCGTGATACAGGAACGCAATATTATTAACGGAGCGACCGCCGCAATGGTCGCCCCGTTATTGGATTTTTACCAAAAGTTGGTTCCGTTCCTACTTTTGGCAATCGTTTTAATTATCGTTGATAGTCGGTTTGGAATAGCCGCCGCCAAAAAGCGTGGCGAAACAATCCGCACGTCCCGGAAGTGGAGGCGGGCGATAAATAAATTGGTTGATTATGTTTGTTGGGTAACGTTGGCGGGATTATTTGGAACCGCATACGGCGAAATATTGGGGATACCTATATTGTCGGCGTTGTTCCTGTTAATCGTGTACGGCGTTGAAGTTTCAAGTTGTTTTAATAATTACTTTGAGTACAAGGGAATTAAAAAACGCATTAATATTTTTAAATTGTTTAACCGCCCGGAGGTCGAGAATTGTATTGAAGATATACCGGACGAAAAAAAGGAGGACAAAGAAAATGAGTAAACCGATTATTATTTTGGATAACGGGCACGGCATGGAAACGCCCGGTAAACGTTCGCCCGTATGGAGCGACGGAAAGCAATTGTTTGAATATGAATTTAACCGGGACATTGTGCGCCGCATTGAGGGCGCATTAAACGAACGGGGTATTGCGAACGTGGTATTGGTTCCCGAATGGAACGATATACCATTGGCAGACCGGGCAAAGCGTGCCAACGACATTGCCAAAGGCAACAAAGGGGGCGCAATCCTTATTTCGGTACACGCCAACGCCGGGGGCGGTACGGGTTGGGAGGTTTACACGTCGCCCGGACAAACCAAAGCCGACCCGTTGGCGACCATATTATACGAGGAAGCGGAAAAAGAATTTGCCCCGGACGGTTGGCGTATGCGTGCCGACCATTCAGACGGCGACCCGGATAAGGAAAGCAATTTTTATATCCTAACCAAAACAAGTTGCCCGGCGATGTTGTCGGAAAACTTTTTTATGGATACGGAAAAGGATTGCCGTTTCATTATGAGCGTTGAGGGTCGCAAGCGTATTGCGGACGTCCACGTTAGGGCAATCGAAAGGATGTTGCAGGGATGAAAAAAATACTAATCTATACGGCGGTAATTGGGATAATTGCCGCCGTACTTTGGGGACAACACGCCCGTATAAAGTCGTTGAAGTCTGAACGGGACAAATACAAGTCCAACACGGAAACGTTATTGCAGGACGTCGAACATTACCAAACAAAAGACAGTTTGAACGCCGTAACCGTTGGAGTTCTGCAATTGAAGTTGTCAGAGTTTGAAAAGTACCGGGCGGACGATGCGGCGTTAATAAAAACGTTGCAGACAAAGAACCGGAATTTGCAAGCGGTTACGACCGCCCAAACGGAAACGATAAACGAATTGCGGGGAACCGTCCGGGATAGTATCGTATATTTGCCCGGCGACACGGTTACGACTGTATTACGTTGTGTTGACATTGTGGACGAATGGTTTGAATTGCACGGATGCGCCAAACCGGACGGGTCGTTTACCGGGACGCATATAAACCGGGATAGTCTATTGATTGCGGCGACCGTCAAATATAAACGGTTTTTGGGGTTCCTTTGGAAAACCCGAAAGGTAAAAGATAGAAAGATTGACGCCGTAAGCAAAAACCCCGCAACAACCATATTGGGGGTTGAGTATATCGAAATAGAACAATAAGGGGGCAATAGCCAATGCCAACCCGGATGCGAGAATTACGAAACATTTACGCACCGCCGCAAAAAGTTCTACCAATATGAATATAGAGCCGAGGACGGCGAATTGTTTACGTGCGTAAAGCCTACATTGTCCGAATGCCGGGCGATACGGGACGAACATTTTAAACCCGTGGTTGTAGTTTATACCCCGGAGGAGTTCCAAACAAAAGGGTTCGACGGCGAAATTGCAAAGTATATGCGGGAACACACTAATACGGCAATCGTCGGCGATGTTCCCGGAGTTGACCGCCACGTTATCCGGTTCCGTACACATAAGGATTGGACGAATTACAAAAACCCTTATTCAACAAAGTAATAACCCGCCGGGGGTTCGCCCCCCGGCACAACAACAAAGATTATGGCAAAGTATATTTTGAGCAAACAGGCAAAAGGCAAAAAGTATTTATACACAGTTACCGACGAAAACGGCAACGTAGTTTCAACAAGAACGTCCGCCCGTGATTATGTGGCGTGTACCGCCGACGGTTCGTTTTATTTCGGTCGGTTGGATTTAATCGGCAAAGGCGACCACGGCAAACGGTTAAGCCACATAGCGGAAATATTGGCGAACCCGGAAAAGGCATATAAAAAGAGTGCGGCGTATTTTACCCCGGATTATCGGAGTAAATGGATTGCCGAGAACCCCGCCGAACAATGGGTTGCCCGGAACGTTGAGGGCGCAACAAAGGAAAAAGAGAGGTTAAACGCAATTGCATATTTGCAGTAATAACCAAGCCGGGGGAAACCCCGGCATAAACATTTAGAGCGATGAACAAAATAAAACGGTATCGTATCAACCGGGAAAAATACGATATAATCCAAAACGCAAACGGCGGGTTGTTCCTGTTATATACCCGCCATAACCCCGGCGACGTTTTGAACCTATTATTGGACGGCAACGATATTGGGTTGACGTGTCGGATTGAAAAATTGTTTGACCGATTTTATAGGTATTGCCGAATAATTACGGAGGGCGAAAAATGAATATACCAAAGTTTAAGGAATGGTTGGTTGCCCGTGGATGCGAGATATTACCAACAACGAACGATTACGAGGCGTTGAGGTTCAAAGGCTCACAAATCGGCGTCGTCTATACGTCCGGGCGTGTCAATAGTCCATATACAGGGCGGGCGATTACTTGTTTTAAGACGGGGAAAGGTTGGGACGGCGCACCCGCAAGAACCGGACGTTATCCGGGATACAAGAAACAAAAGATTGAGTTGTTGAAACGGGACGGTACACGTTGTTTTTATTGTGGTAAAGAATTGGGCGACGATATAACCGTTGAACATTTAATTGCGTTGAGTTGTGGCGGGAAAAACGAGTTGTCGAATATGGTATTAGCGCACCAACATTGCAACCAAGCCGTCGGAAATATGCCAATCGTTGAGAAAGTGAAATTTGCAATAAAAAAGAGAACCCCCGGAACGTAACAGATACGCCGGGGGTTCGGTACGCAGTAACCGAGAGCGATGTAATGGTAATGCGGTACGACAAAAGTACGCAATTATTCCGATTTGTAAGCGTTCCGGGACAATAAAAGACAAAAACAAAAGGTTTATTTTTGGTAGTTAAAAATATATTTGTATTTTTGCAGAAACAAAACCCACCGGGGGGATACCCGGCAACGATATGAGAATAAAAGAGAGCGAACATTTAAAGTATTTGGCGACCCAATCCGGGAAACAAGCCAACCAAGTATCCGAAACAATCGTTACGGAGTTAATCAACCGAAAAATCATTGCCGACATATCGGATAATTGGGGTTGCCCTTTGTCCGATTGTTACGAACGGGACGTTACCATTGCCGAGTTTGCCGGGGTTATCCGGTCAATCGGTATTTCGGTTGTTCGTTACGAGCATTTGGACGCATTGTTGGAGTGTGTATTGATTGGTTCCGGGGATTGCCCGGAATGCGGCGGCGAAATGGAAGTTACGGACGGCGAATATAAACGCACCGGAGGCGACGGATATATTACGGAGCCGGAATATACCCCAATTTGGGAGCAAAAAACGTGTACGCATTGCGGACACACAGAGAGCGACGAACCGAGTTTTTAACATTAAAATTTGTAGAAATGAAATTGAAAGTAAACGAAGCAATCGCCCGTTCGGAGGCAAACGGGAAAAAGGTATTGAAAAAAGACATTGCCGCCCGTCTTTTTCCGGGCGTGGCGGATAGTGCCCAACAGGTCAATATGACGAATTTATGTAACGGCACAACCAAACGGATTGTCCCGGAATGGGTCGTTATTATTTGCGAAATGTTGGATTGTTCGGCGGACTATTTATTTGGTTTGAAAGATGAATAAATTTGCCCGCATTATGGATGCAATCGGGGACAAAGTGTTTTCCGAGTTGTTCCAAGCCAAAGCAATGATTGTAATATTTGGAATATTAGGCGTTGCGGCTTTGATTGGCACATATTGGAACCCGTCGCAATTATTTGTTTCGGCAATGTGTGCAATTATGGTTTTATGTGGTTTGAGTGAATACCGTAAATTAAAAAGAAAATGAGAGTAAAGAGCGATGCACCGGGCGACCCGGTAAAACAAATGGTTGGAACAACGGGTAATATTCCCGCCGACCAATTCCCGGAGATAACCGAGGAACAACAACAGATAATCCCACCGTTTGCGGCAATGGAGCCGGAACAACAAACCGGAGCGTTTGAGATTGTGCCGGGCATGACGGTTGAGGAAATGACGGCAATGTTTTTCAACGTCGATGCGTTGATTGAACCGCCGTATAAGGTTTGGCAATTAAACAGTAAGGGACACCGGTATTATTACCGTTACGACGAAAAGGGAAACCCGGAGTTTTTCCCGTCGGTAACAACCATATTGTCCCAAACGTTGCCAAAATCGCCGTTTCTTATCCAATGGATTGCCAACAAAGGGATTGAGGAAGCCGAACGATACAAGGGCGAACGGGCGGCGTATGGTACGTTTATGCACGCCGCATACGAGGAATTATTAATTAATCGGGCGTATGATTTTGACGGGTTGAAATCCAAGTTGAAAGAATACATTGAGGTAAACAGATTGCCCGCCGATTTTATCTATTATGCGGACGATTTGAAAAAGGACGTTTTGGCATTCGCTCAATTCGTTTTGGATTACGATGTACGCCCGTTGGCGGTTGAGATTGCATTAGTACACCCGTGGCACAAATACGCCGGAATGATTGATTGCCCGTGTACCATGTTGGAGAAAATCGGAGGAACCGACCGTATAAACGCAATTGTCGATTTTAAAAGCGGGAAAAAAGGTTTTTACGAGGAATCGGAAATACAATTGCATTTATACCGGGATATGTGGAACGTCAATTTTGAGCAATACCCAATTACACGGGTTTTCAACTTTGCCCCGAAAGATTGGCGCAAAAAACCGTCGTACAATCTAAAAGAACAAACCGATAGCGTGAACGCAAAGAAAATCCCGGCGTTACTTATGATTGCCGAGGTTGAGGACGGGAAACGGGATAACGTGTTTACGTCCATATCCGGGACAATCAATTTGGATGCCGCCCCGGATTTAACGCAAAACGTTATTTCGCTGACGTTATCCGAGTTGGTAAAATCCAAAGCCCCGAAAGATAAAACGCCGAACGAACAAACAGCCGTAACCGCCGCCGATATAAAGGAAGTCCCGGAGCCGGAACCCGAAAAGGCGAAAACAAAGATTGTTAAAAGAACGCCCGCAACGGCGGCAAAAAAGCCCACCACGGGCAAAAAGACGGTCAAGCGGGGGAATACTGCCAAAAAGGAAACAAAGCCCGCAAACGAGCCGAAAAGGGGCAAAAATGAGAATAAGCAAAAGTTGTTGAACGATGAACCGGAAATTTAAGTAAAACAGATAGAGCGATGAAAGGACGAATAAAGCAACCGGAGGCGCAAAAGCCCCGGTTAATATTGCCGAGGGTCGGCAAAATAAAAATCGGAATGAAAGGCGCAAACGGGTATCCGCAAAGCGTCGATTATTTTATACCAACCGGAAAATATGCCGGGTTATTTACACAGGCATACGGAGAAAAGCCGCAAACCGTACAAATTGTTTTCCCGGACGACGACCCGGCGAAAGTTTGCAACGAGCAATACGAGTACCGGGACGATGCCGGGCGGCGCATTGCTTACGGCGACGGGGAAACGTTCGACGTATGGGACGGGAAAAAATACGAAACGTTGAGCGTGTCGGATTATCCAAACCTTATGGCGGGCGTTGCTAAAAAATACCCCAATCGTAAAGTCCAAAAGGGCGGCGACGGTTGGGATATAACGTTGACGTTGAATTTTATTTGCCCGTTGGTTCGTGGCGTTGCCGGAATATGGACGTTTGAAACAAAGGGTACAGCGTCCACAATTCCCAATATCCGGGACACGTTCGACGGGATGTTGTCGGAACGTGGGTTTGTAAAGGGAGTAATATTTGATTTGAATGTACAATTTGCCACAACCCAAAAGCCGGGCGACAATTCCCGTTTTCCCGTTGTGTCGTTGGTTCCCAATGAAAGTGCAGATAATGTGTTAAAAGTTAAAAAGGCATGGGAGCCGATAAAACAATTGGAGGGCGGCGATAATGGCAACGAATAATAATACAATAACCCGACGCAAGTATGACCGGGATTTTACGATTGTATCGAATGATTTTTTAAAGGATTCCCGGTTGAGTTGGAAAGCAAAAGGAATAATTGCATACGTTGCAATGTTGCCGGATGATTGGGTTTTAAATATGCGGGATTTGACGAACCGAGCAACGGACGGGCGGGATAGTCTGTATAGTGGGATTAAAGAGTTAGAAACGTGCGGATATTGTGCAAAGACAATGAAACGGAACCCGGACGGAACGATTGCGGGTTATGCGTATGAGATTTGCGACAAACCCGTTTTCGACCAACCATTTACGGAAAATCCGGTTACGGATGCACCACAACCGGAAAACCCGGATACGGTTAAACCCGATACGGATAAACCGGGTACGGAAAATCCGACACTAATAAATACTAATGATACAAAGGACGTAAATAAACCAAGTACGAAAGGTACAAACCCCGCCAACGATGTTGTCGGCGGCTTATTCCCGGATAACGATATTGTGATTGTGGATAAAAAGAAAACAACGATATTTCGTAATTCCGGCGTTTACAAGTTGGTAAAGTTTGGGGCGGACGGCATAAACGATTATTCCGAATTTGAAAAACTCTTTGCTACACCGGAATTTGCACCCGTCGATTTGATTTATTATTTTCATTCCGTAGCCGATTGGTCGGATACTAAAATTGGCGTCAAACGAAATTTCAACGGTTGGGTTGCAACCGTGCGTAATTTCATACGGGGGGACATTGAAAAAAAGAAAGTGCATTTGAAACCGGAAAACCAAGCCCCGCAAAACCGATTGGATATTGGCGGCGCAATGGATTTTCTTAATGATTATTGAGCGTATGGAAACATTATCCGAAAAATTGCCGGATAAGATACAGAGCGTTGCAATTGCGGTATATTATCCAAAGCCCGGAACAAAGGCAATAGACATTCGGCGGCAAATGGTCGAATTACCGGAGGTTGCCAAATCATTAACGCCAATTGAAAAGTACATATTTGCGGCGTCAACGAAAACCCAAATTTGCGAAATGGACGACGCCACGTTGGTTGCGAAAACCGGGCAAATGTTCAAGTTTATAGCAATGGACGTTGGGTTTAGGGTTCCAACCGACCGGGACGAATGGGCGTATATTTGTACCCGGTTATTGGATATACTAAAACGGTATTATTCGCAATTAACATTGGCGGATATAAAGTTGGCATTTGAGTTGGCGACGACCGGGGAATTGAACGAATATTTACCAAAAGACAGTCAAGGCAACCCGGATAAAAACCATTACCAACAATTCAACGCCGAGTATTTCGCAAAGATTCTGAACGCTTACAAGCGCAAACAGAACGGCGCAATTTCCAAAGCATATACAGCGTTGCCCGAACCCAAACGGGAAATATCCCCGGAGAAAAAACGGGAATACCATAACGATACCGTCGAACGTTGCCGGAATGCTTTTTTGGAATATAAATACCGGGGTAAATATGACGCCGGAATGTTGGGCGATATGTTCGTTTACAATTGGTTGTATGCCGTTGGGTTGGCGGATGAAGTCAAACAAACCGAGGACGACCGCAAAACCGCCTTATCTCGTTATTTGCAACGAGCCGCCGCCGGGTGGTATAATCGTTTTGAAGTGGAAAGCGTCCGCCGTAAACAGACGGAAAGCCCCGAAATTGATTATACAGCGTTTGAGGTTGCCCGTCATAAAGAGATTAAAAAAGCATTTGACCGCATGATTGTGGATGAATTGCAAGTTGATAATTATTTGAATTATTGGAATGAACACAATAACGATTGATTGTATTATTGGCATTGACCCCGGAAAAACCGGGGGAATTGCCATTTATCGCCCTAACCATAAAACGGAGGTTATCAAAATGCCGGGCGACCTTAAAGATTTGAAACCGTGGTTGGAGTATATGCAAAGTATTTGCCGCCCCCTTGTTTTCGTGGAAAAGGTGCAATTGCGCCCGGACGACGTAAACGACAACCCCGGTAAAGCGTTCCGGGTGCAAAAACTGTTATCCGAGTTCGAGCGATTGAAAACCATTATTGAAATGTGCGGCGTTCCATTTGTGTTGGTACACCCGCAAAAATGGCAAAACGCATTGAAATTGCGAGTTAAGGGAGAGGAAAAGCCCCAACGGAAAAAGAGATACCAACGAGCCGCCGCCGCATATTACCCGGACATAAAGGCAACGTTATGGAATGCCGACGCCCTTATGATTATGCACTTTGGGCGGTACATTTTGCAGACACAACCGAAATGGATATTGGAGAATTTACCAACAGCCATGCACGGAAAGTTATTTTAAGCCCGTACAGACAATGAAACAATAAAAATGGGTAAGAGTATGGCAGACGAACAAACAACCCTTAAAACGGAAAATTTGAAAGAAATAACTTTGCCGGATTTTGTCGAAATGGTAAAGCAGATGCGACACAACCAACGGCGATGCGAACGGGAACCCAACCCCGGAAAAAACAAATACCCGGATAGAATGGGAACGGAAAGTTGATGCCGTGGTTGCCGCCCTTACCGATACACAATTGGCATTATGGAAATGAATGAATATATTTATTTAGGCGACCGATTGACCCGCCCGGAATTGCGACGTATGCCGTGCCGGGCGGTTCGTCGTTCTAACGGTAAGTGCATACGAGGACGTAACGGTAATATGTTGGTTGAGTTCGACGGCGTGGGTAAATGTGTTGTATTGGGGCGACTTTTGCGGAAAATTAAAAAATAAAAGAAAAAACTTTTGGAGATTAAAAGAATTACCGTATATTTGTGGCATGAAATAACAACGACCGGGCGTTTTCCCGGAACAAAAAAACAATTAGAGCGATGAAAACAAAAGTATCAATTTCGGATTTTCGGTTTATGCCAAGCGGTTGCGGACATTATAAAGTAACCTACACGTCGCCCGTTACGGGCAAAAGTTGGACGGCGACAACAACTAATATGCCGTTAATCGACGCAACGAAAAACGCAGACGAACCGAAACGTTGCGATTTGGAAACCCTTAAAAGAGTTTGTAAAAATCAGTAATAACCAAGCCGGGGGCGCAATCCCCCGGCATAAACATTTAGAGCGATGATTATAAAAAAATTAGAGTTGTCGAATTTCCAAGTAATTAAGGAGTTCAACGCAGATTTTGAGGGTAATGTATATTTCATTACCGGGGACAATGAGTTGGGGAAATCAACCCTATTAAAAGCAATCGGCGCAATGCTAACCGGGAACCGGGACGCCGTGTTGAAAAATGGCGAGGACAAAGGGTTTGCCAAAATGGTTGTCGGGGACGACGGCGAGGAATACGAAATTGAATTGCGGTTTACCAAAGCCAACCCCCGTGGTACATTGTCAATCAAACAGAAAACAACCGGGATGCGGTCGGATAACGTAACCATGTTGCAACGCATTTTCGGATACCAAGATTTTGACGCCGTGGAGTTTTCCCGTTGGTCGGAAACCGCCGAGGGACGCCGCCGACAAATCGAAGTCGTAAAGGCTTTGTTGCCGGAAAATGTACGCACCCGGATTGCTGAAATTGACACGGAGGTTACGACCGTTAAGGAGAAACGAAAAGATACCAACGCCGAGATTAAAACGTACACGACCATTTGCAACGCCGCCGAAAAGCAATTGAAGCCGGGGGACGTCAAAACGTATGCCGAAAAAAAGGATATAACGGCGTTAATGGAGGAACAAAACGAAAACGCCCGATTGATTGAGAAAGCAAAAACGGTGCGTTCCGCTTTACAGACCCGGACGGAACAATTGGAGGCAATCCCGGAACGGATAAAAAAAGCGAAATCCGACCACGACCAAGCCGCCAAACGTATTGCCGACGATTTGGCATTTGAGGAAAAAGAGGTTGCCCGCATTATTGCCGAGGCGAACCAACGTTTAGCAGATGCCAAAAACGAGGCGGAAAAGTCCAAAAAGTTAATTGACAAAGAATTGAAAACGGAGTTGGAGCAAATCGAAACCGACAAAGCCGATTATGAAACCCGCAAGAAAAACGCCGCCGAATGGTTGAAAAAGTACGAAGCCAACAACCCCGAAAATATGGATACGGCGCAACAACTGAAAGCCGCCGAGGAACACAACCGTATTAATGCGTTGGTTGTCGATTATCAAACCAAGAAAAAACAAAAGGAGGTCGCCGAGAAAGTCGCCCGCACATACGACGAAAGGTTGGCGGTATTGGCAAAGGAACGGGAAACGCTTATTGCGTCGTCCAAATTGCCAATCGACGGGTTGACGTTTACGGACGACGGGTTGGAGTTAAACGGCGTGCCGTTTGTCGCCGGGAAAGTATCCGACAGTCAAATAATGGAGGTTGCCGCAAAACTTATCATTGCAAGCAATCCGACCGTTAAGGTATTCCGCATTGCGAGGGGCGAAAGTTTGGGGGAAAAGCGTTTGCAAACTATTATCGACATTGCCCGCAAAAATGGTTTTCAGGGCTTTATTGAGGAAGTCAAGCGGGGACAGGACGATTTGCAAATTGAGGAATACACCGAAAATGAATAATAACCGGGGGCGCAATGCCCCCTTAATATCCAAATCAAATGGCATTTACTTTGAACGATAATTTGAAGCGTTGGGCGGAAAAATACGAAACCGCCGAGTTTATCAAATCCGACCCGGTGCAAATCCCGCACCGTTACGATAGCCGGGTTAATATTGAGATAAGCGCATTTGTAACGGCGTGGATTGCGTGGGGCAATCGTAAACAGATAATCCAAAAGGCGGATTTTATCGACCGGGAAATATTTAAGGGTGCGCCCTATCATTACATTGTCGGAACCGACACACAGGGAGCCGCCCCGGAATGGGAGCAATACAAAGATAGTACCGCCAACTTTTACCGAACGTTTACATACGGCGACTTTTACGACCTTTGCGCCCGCTTGCATCATGTTTATACCAACTGGGCGGATATGGCAACGGCAATACAGTATTCGCACGAAATCAACGGGGAACCGCCATTGCAAACGATACAATCGTTGTTCGGTTCTGTTAAGGGTATCCCGGATTTTGAAACGCAATCCGCTTGCAAACGGTTGTGTCTGTTTTTGCGTTGGATGTGTCGCAAAGGTTCCCCGGTTGATTTTGGATTGTGGGATTTTTGCGACCCCCGCAATTTGATTATTCCGTTGGATACCCACGTACATAAACAGGCATTGCGGTTGGGATTGGTAACACGACGGACGCCAGATTTACAAACCGCAATAGAAATTACCGACCGTTTCGCCGAGATATTCCCGGACGACCCAACCAAAGGGGATTTTGCATTGTTTGGGTATGGAGTGAACGCAGGAACGACGGACGCAATTAATGAGGTAACGAAAGCAACTAAAGCATTTGCCGAGGCTTCAAACGAAGCGGCAACGGTTGTGGCAGACGCCGAAAAACATTTGCCCCGTTCCGAGGACGACCCGGAACCGGAGGCAGTCGAACCGGAACCCGTCCCGGAGGAAATACCCAATAAAGCGGTTGCCGATATGAGTATTGCGGACGTATTGACGTTGCCGTTGTTCTATAATAACGCAACCCGTGTTGTCCGGGATATATGGAACGACCGGGAAACCGCACGCAAAAAAGCGGGTAAAAAGGACGAACGATTGAAAGCGCACCCAATCGACGCACTACACGCCGCCGGGTTGTTGGAGCCGGGAAAATTCGTTGTTGCTTTTGCACACGTTTTGGATAAGGTCGCAACCGGATTACCACGGGCGCAACGGGATGTATTACATACGTTGGGAATGACAGCGTTTCAAAAAACTATGCAAAAATTAATCGACGATGAAAAGGCGGGAAATAACGGCGACGGGAACAATTAACCAATCCGGGGGGTTGGCAATGTACATGGGCGAATTAAACGAATTTTTCGCCATGCACAAAGGTAGCCGGGTAATTGCCCGGTTTACCGTTGCATCGCCCGGTTCGTCCGCCGCCTTGCGGGGTTATTATTTCAATTATGTTGTACCCACGTTTAAGGCGGCAATATTGGACGCCGGGGAACGGTTGACCGAGGAACAAACCGAACAACGTTTGCGGGAATGGTCGCCAATAATGCACGCCGAAAACGTCGATTATGACACCGGGGAATATACCCACGAATTGCGAACCGTGGCGGATTTAAGTAACGCCGAGTTAATCGAACATATCGAAACGCTCAAACAGTTAGCCGCCGAGGAATATAACACGTATATTGACGACCCGCAAACCCTTTGATTATGTTTTGCAAGTGTGGAGGAAAACGTAAGGATTACCCGTTGACGGGTTGGCGGGTTGTCCGGTCGAAATACACCCCGCACCATTGGAGCCGTTTATATTGCCAAAATTGCAAATGTAGTTGGGTAACGGGTGCGGCTTATGTTGAACAAACGCCCGAAACATTCGGGCAAATGAAATTGAAATTATGAGTTTACAGGACACCGACCCAATGCCGCAAGGCAAATTTAAGGGTCAGCAAATGCAAACCGTCCCGTATTGGCATTTACTTTGGTTGGAGCAACAACCGTTTTGCCGTAAGGACGTCCGGGAATACGTCGAGGAAAACCGGGACGTATTGGAAGTTGAAAAAAAGCGGGATGCGTACCGCCAACAGAGAGATAACGCAGAGTAATAACAATTAAAATGCAGTAATATGAAAGTCTTTAATTTGAGCGATGTTTGTTTTTTCGATTGTGAAACAACCGGGGTTCCCGGAAAATCCCAAAAATGGGACGTCGATTTTATGGAGTTCCCGCACGTCGTACAATTGGCGTGGTCGTTGGGCGACAAAGAACGCAGTTTTATAATTAAGCCGGACAATTACGAGATACCGCCGGAAACGACCGCCATACATGGCATAACGACCGAACGAGCAATTGCCGAGGGCGTACCGTTTGCCGAGGTTGTGGACGAATTTTTGGCAGATGCCGCCGCCGCCCCGCTTGTATGTGCGCACAACATTTATTTCGATACGTCGATGTTGAAAGCAAACATATTGCGGTATTGTGGCAAAGCGTATTACGACGCCAAAGCCGAGGACGCATTGCACAAAGGCAAACGGGTTGATACCATGATGAAAACAATACGGTTTGTTGGTGCGTGTTATTCTAACGGTAAGCCGGGAAAGTTCCCCAAATTGGAGGAATTATATGCAAAGTTGTTTCCCGGCGAAACGTTCCCGGCGCACGATGCGTTACAGGACATACGAGCGTTACGCCGTTGCGTCCCGGAATTGGTCGAATTGGGGATTATAGAGTTGAAACAAAAGGAATACCCGGCGGAGCAATTAAAATTGAATGTAGAGCCGGAAAAGGAGCAAAGCGGGCGTAATATCGTATTTAATGACCCCAACCCGGTAACGGAACCAATTGGAACCGCCACGGCGTCCAATGAACCGCCCGCACCGGAACCGGAGCCGGAACGCCCGGCGGGGGTTACAAATCAAGCCACAAAGGAATTATTGGACGAAACCGAGTTTTAAAAAAACTTTTGGAGATTAAAAGAATTACCGTATATTTGCGGAAACGTCCGGGGGTAATATTGCCCCCGGATAACCAATAAAAGCGATGTAATGGCAAAAAGAACAAAAGACGAATTTACACGGGATTGGATTATTGAACAATCCATTGACGTGTTAAGCGGCTACGAAAACGGAATTTTAACGATACGTGCGTTGCACTATCAGTTAGTAAGCCGGGGAATGACAAACACGTTACAGCATTATAAACGTGTTGTCGCCGCAATGGAGGTCGCCCGGTGGGATGGACGGGTTGATTTTGAGGCATTCAGCGACCGCGACCGGGGAATGGTTGGCGTAACGAAAGCCGAGATAACCGATTTAGAGGACAAACAAACCGAGGCAAAACAGCAAGTCCGGGCGTGGATGAACGCATACAGAAAAAAACCGTTGGGAAAACCAACCATATTACCCGGAAATCCTTATTGAGAAAAAAGCATTGGAGGGCGTTTTTGCGAAACCGTGCCGAGAATGGGACGTTGCCGTTGGAGCCTGCAAGGGGTATCCGTCGTTGACGTTTTTATTTGAGTTGTCCGAACGATTACGGGACGCCCAAAACGAGGGCAAACAGCCGATAATATTGTATTTCGGCGATTACGACCCGTCCGGCGAGGACATTACCCCGGTCGATTGGCGAGAATTTGGATAAATTCGGGGTTTATGGCGTGGAAATTCGCCGTATTGCGTTAATGGAACAACAGGTTATCGAATGGAAGTTGCCGCCCGCCCCGGCAAAGGAAACGGACAGCCGGACGGCGAATTGGGACGGATTGGGACAGGTTGAGTTAGACGCCGTAAAACCGGAAAAATTGGTTGCCTTGTTAAACGATGCAATCGGCGAAATATTCGACAACGATTTGTACGACGAATTGCAAGCGACCGAGGACAAAGAACGGGAATTGTTCCAAACGGAATTGCGCCGTTATGTAACCGAAGAAATTTAAAACCATAAAAGAGCGATAAAATGAATACCAAAGTTTGTGTAAAATGCAATATCGAAAAACCCGTTGAAAATTTTTCCAAGTCGTCAAGTAGTAAGGACGGGTTGCAATCCTATTGTCGGGAATGCCAAAGCGAGGCAAACAGGGCGTCCGCATTGCGCCGAAAATGCGGGGGGGGGGGTAAGATACCCCAATTAAATAAAGTGTCTAAAATCGACTCAAATAACCCTTTATCGGGATTTACGCCCCGTGAGTTGATGCGGGAATTATATAACCGGGGTTATATTGGCGAATTGACATTTTCGCAAAAGATAGATATTTCAAAATTGTAAACCGCCGCCGGGCGGGTTCCCGGCAACAAATAATTCATTTATGAGTACAGAGGAAAAAAAGGCAACGGACGTTATGTTTGTCCCGTCTGAAAAGTCGTTTGCATTGTCAAAGGTCAAGTTGATAAAGGACGGCGGGTTGGATGTTCATTACGAAGTTACCGAAACGGTCGGTAATGAGAGTTACACAAACAAATACCACGTCGAAAGCGCAAAGGACATACACCCCGATTTGCGGGCGTGTTTTGAGCGTTTGCGCCCAATCATGGGTCGCATTTTCAATATTACGTCCTTTTTGTCGTTTATGGAAACGCCGGAAACAAAGGCGACCAAAGCACAAAAAGACGCCGCCCGTGAGTATGCCGACGAAATGTTGAAAAATATCGAAGTTCGGGGCGTGTCCTTTTCCGGTCAAGATGATAATGTTGGCGTTGTGCTTACCGGGTTGTTTACGGTATCCAACAATCAAAAGACGGCGATAAATTCGCCCCGCCTTAAATTCAATACCGAAACGTTCGGGTTTGAGGAAGAATTGGAGGAAACCGCCGGGGATATTGAACGGGAAGTTTACGCCTTTTTGTTCAAAGGGAAAAAGGCGCAATTGGAGTTGTTCGGAGCCGACGGAAACGCCGCCCCCGGAGTTGAGAACGAACCGGGTTTGTTCCCGGATGTTAACGACCCCGCAAATGAGAACGACAACGATAACGGAGGCGACGACGAAACCGGGGATATTTAACCGCATGGAACCGATTTTGCTAACAAGCCGGGAGGAATACCAAGTTGTAACCGATAAGGGGTTTTGCCCCCTATTGGATTACAAACGGTTTACAATGGATATTCGGTTGCGTGTGGAAATCCAACGGGAATTGTTCGGACATTGCGTTTTCGGTCGTGGCAACATACCGCAAGCAAACGAACGGTTTTTTAGGTGGGTTTGGGAACATAAACCACACCAATGCGAGGAAACATTACGACCGTTACCGAGTTATTCCGCCGTTTATTGTTCGCATATCCTTACGAGGGGGGCACACCCGGAAATAGCGCACGACCCCCGAAATATCAATATCCTAACATTTGAAATGCACAACCGTTGGGAAAATGGCAACCGGGAAACAATGCGAATTTATCCGGCGAACGTCCGGTTGATTGAGTTAATGAAATCAGAGTATCAACAATTACAAATCCGGTAAATGAGAACAAAAAAGAGAACAACCGATTTTGGGGCAATTTCCCGGTCGTCTGTTAAACGAGATTTTCAAAGGGCACAAACATACCCCAAAGAGGAAAAACGCCCGGAAATCGAAGATTTGCCAAAAATAAATGCCGAACGCCGCATTATCCATATATCAGAAACAAGCGGATACGCCAAATTTGCCCGGTATATTGTGGGTAAGTTGGTACGCCTCAAAGAAAAATCCGATTTGGGCGGTAATTCATGGTATTGCGAGTTTGTACACGACGATGACCGCCGGGCGTTAAATGCGGCGGCGGGTTGGTCAGATAACAAACGGGAATATTTGTTTGACGGAATCAAATTTAAAAACTAAAAAAATGAGTGTAAACAAAGTTACATTATTGGGAAATACAGGGAACGACCCTGTATTTAAAGAGTTCGACAACGGCGGTTGTGTGGCGACCTTTTCGTTGGCAACTTCAAAACGAGGCTTTACAACAAAGGACGGGCGGCAAATCCCGGAGCGTACCGAATGGCATAACGTCGTTTTGCAAAACGGGTTGGCAAAGGTCGCAAATCAGTATATCAAAAAGGGCGACAAACTATATATTGAGGGCGAATTAAGAACCCGGAGTTATGACGACGCCAACGGCGTTAAACGGTACATTACCGAGGTGGTCGCAATCAATATGGAAATGTTGACCCCGAAAGCCGCCGGAACGATGCAAACGCCGCCGCCGCCCGTCCCGGATAGTCCCGCCCCGGATGCAACCGACGATTTACCATTTTAACAATGGCACATACTTTTAGCAAATCCGCCAATGTTTTTATTGATAATAATATTAAAACCAAAACCAACATACAGGCGGCAGAAATAGCGGTAAATATGGCGGTTAATGATGTTGTTAATATCGCAGAACAAATGTTGGTCGAATTTTGCCCGCATAAAGAAATATGCACCCGACAATATCAAAGGGGCGGTTGTGATTGTTCGTATTTATACCAACGAATGAACCGTATAAAAGGGGATGAAACATTGTGTTATAGTAAAAAGTAAAAGATATGGGAGCGATTAACGGACGGGTTATTTATAGCCCAAAGGGTAAAGCGTTGGAATACGCAGAGAACGCCGCCAATTTTTACGTCGGTTGTTCAAATGGTTGCACATACTGTTATTTGAAAAAAGGCAGGGGCGCAAAAGTGTTGGGCGGGAATCGCCCGGAGTTGAAAAAATCGTTGCGGGAACCGCCATACGCTTTGGATATATTCAAGAACGAATTATTGGCGCATAAACCGGAATTGCAAAAAACGGGGTTGTTCTTTTCATTTACAACCGACCCGTTGTTGCCGGAAACTCAACGATTGACCCGCCAAGCCGTCGGATTTTGCCAACGGCACGGCGTCCCGGCTAAAATATTGAGTAAATGCGCCGAGGGTATCAATACGTTTATAGATTATGCCGAGGCGTCCGAGGGGTGGGATTTGTCCCGCATTGCCATTGGTTCCACATTGACAGGGTGCGACGAATTGGAGCCGAACGCAAGCCCGAACCGCTTACGGGTTACGGCATTGATACGAGCAAAGCGGCACGGGTTCCGCACCTTTGCAAGTGTTGAGCCAATCCCGCCGGGAATGTTCGACCGGGCGTTTGCCGTAATTGCATTGGCGTACCCATTTGTTGACCTGTTTAAGATTGGTTTGCAAAGCGGTTGCCGATATACCAAGCGGGAAACGTTCGGATTTTATCAAGATGTTACCGAGTATTGGGAGGCGCACACAGGACAACCCCGGATATATTGGAAACATAGTTTTGTAACCGCCGCCGGGATTGACCGGGATACATTACCCGGCTTTTGCGTTCCGGCGAATTACGATTTGTTTAACGAAAACAATAACGAAAATGCAGTTTGATAACAAAGATTACAAACCCGCCGACCACGACCGTTGGCGGGCGTTGACAGTAAAACAGCCGTATGCAACCAATTTGGTTACGGCGGCTTATGAGTTGGACGGACATACATACGGCGTTAAGTCGATAGAGGTACGGAGCAAATCCACGACGTACCGGGGCGACATAATGGTTTGTTCGTCCGCCAAACCCGAAATTGCCGGATTAGAAAGCGGCGTAACATTGGGTTTGTGTGAGTTGTACGACGTTAAGCCCGTCGCCGAGTTCACCCCGGAAGATTGGGCGAATACCCGGATACCGGAGGAAAAACGCAAGTTCATAACAAAGGGTTACGGGTGGTTGATGCGGAACCCCCGCCGGGTTGTTGAATTTCCGATAAAGGGGCAATTGGGGATTTATAATTTGGTTTATACCAAAGGGGTTATTGTCGAATATCCAACGGCAATGGTTATGGATAAAGAGGGTTACGAATTAGCAAAAAAACAAGCCAATGAAAACAAAGATTGACCCGCAGGAAAAGCGGGACGCCGCCCGGTATAAAGTAATTGCGACCGGGCAAAAAATAAAAGCCGTAAATGTGGCGTACGGTACATATAAGGACATAAAAACCGGACAACGGTATATGTTCGACGAAATCGAATATTTGGGCGAACGTCGCCACATGGTGCAAATTAGGTTCCATATTTGGCGGTTCGGTTTGTGCCTGTATTGCCGGGAATATCTTAAATATAACAGTTGGTTTATATTCCCCGGCGTTACCGTCGATGCGGTCAACGGTTACGACCGTTATTTGGACGTGGAATTGAAAGCGTTGTTTGTTGGGGTCGGTATCCGGTTTATATGGATAAAACGAAAGGGCAAACGATGAAAATACGTGCAATTTTGCTATCTTTGGCAACGGTATTGTTGTTGTCATGTAGCGCAACGGACGACATACAAAGTTATTCATTAAAAAACGAGGCGATGAACACAGAAACCAAAGTAGTAAGCAACGAAGTTGCGGGCGTTATTCAGACCAACGCCGCCGAATACAATTGCGAAATCATGGAAACCGCATTGTCGGCGGGCGGATTTATCCGTATTACCGTACAGGGAACCCCGGAAGATTTGGAACGACTTTTTGCGTTTGCCAATGAGAGTACAGGAACCGAAACCGTTTGACCCGGAACGGGAATATAAGCCGGGCGAACGGTGCGTTTATCGTGGTATGGTTTTAATTGCCGAAATATGGACGGCGGCGGATGCACGATTGGCGAACAATAGCCCGGCAATATTTACCCAACGTTGCGTCCGGTGCAAAATCAAACGGGAAGATTGCCCCAGTATCGGTCGCCAATGCGATAAATTCCACAGGACGGATAAACGGACAATTTATTGGCGAATGTTACGGATTGTTGGAGGTTTTAAGGGCGTCGAAACGTTGGAATTTAAGAGGAACGGAACAATTGCCGGGGTAAGGATTGAAGCCGCCCCGGATAGTATTAACAGTAAAAATAAAGAGCGATGAAAAAATTAACCCCTTTTGATGCGGAATGTATCCGTATGATTGCGGACATTACACACGTCGAACCGCAAGTTGAGCAAAAAGACGGACGTATTTACGGTTGCAGTTATGTTGGGAACCGTGCCAACCGAAACAATACAGGCGTTGCAAAACGCCATTATCGGGCGATTGGGCGAACGGTTGAAGTTACACGGAACAACCGACGACCAATTGATTTTTACGATTGCAACGACCCGGAGGGCGAAACGTTGCCCGATATGTTGGGCGGCGATGTTATCGAAATCGACCCCAACGCCGGAACCCGGTATTGTCGTACACTCAAAGAAATAAACGCAATACAGGTTGACCGGGACAACGTGGAGGAATTGCAACGATTTACGGGCGGCGGTTCTATGACAATACCACGTATTCCCGGCGGCATTGGGATATATTCGTTTATCAGCGATAACGGGTTGTCAATCGACGTGCCGGAAACGTGGTACATTATCCGAGAGGACAACGGCAAATTTTCCAAGTATCCAAACAGGGATTTTAACAAAGAATTTGAGCCGAAAGAATTTGAACGTTGCGAGAATTGCGAAACGAACGTTGAAACCGAAAAGATGTTGCACGACCGGGAGGGCGTACCACTTTGCCCGGAGTGCGTCGAGGCATTAAGCGGCGACCCGGAATTTGAATTGGTTGGAGTTCTGAAAATAAAAGAGGAACGGGAAAGCCAAGTTTATGAACACGGGTACGATGTTACCCACGACCGCAATAACAACAAACACGGGGAAATAAAACAAGCCGTCGCCGCAATATTGAACGACGATTTGGATTTGTTCGCCCGGACGGGTTGGGATTATGAGTTTTACCACCATATCAAAGCGAAACCCGAATTGGAACAATTGGCAATATGCGGCGCATTGGTAGCCGCCGAGATAGACAGATTAACCACTAAAAAATAATAGAGCGATGAAAAAGACATTTGCACAAGAATTGGCGGAATTGATTAACCGCCACAGTATCGACGCCAAATTGGATTGCCCGGATTGGGTATTGGCAAATTACGTTGTTAATTCATTAAACGCATACGGAGAGGCAAACGCAAGTAAGGGGAAAGCAACCGGACGCAAACGCCGAGTTATGGAGCCGGGCGGATTCGTCCCGGAACCGGATAACGACGAATGCAATTGCCCGGCTTGCACTTTGCGCCGTATGTTGGGGGATGATGAACCCGTAATTAACAAACGCCCCTACAAAAAGCCGGAAGCGTTCGACGTTCCCAAAGAGATAAACGAGGTTGCTGATTTAATCCGGGAAATATTCCCCGGAACCAAAATTGAAATACACCGGGTCGAAGTGCCCCGGAGGAACCCACGGGATAAACGCCGGGGAAAGAACAAACGCAATAATGGGAAAGGAGGCAACAAATGAACCGATACAGTATTGAAAGAACCGACGCCGAGATTGACGAACAATTGAATAAAGCCGCCGACGGTATAAACGACGGTTCCCAATATCCCGGCATGAGTTACGAGGACGGAATACAACAATTTTGGTTGTGGCTTACAGGCGAAACCGAGGAAAAACCGTTTGAGGAATGAAAAGGAAAAACAATTGCCCGGACATAATCCCGGATAATATGCCGACCGGATGCGCCCCGGATAACAGACGACCGGAAAAGATATGCGGAACGTGTCGCCATTTTAACCCGGAATTTCCGGTTAATGGGAACCCCGCCCCGGTATGTTTGGCAATAAAGCAAATGAAAGGGGGAACGGAATATACCAACCCCCGTGGAACGCAATCGCATTTTCGTTGCTCAAATGGGAAATACGAAAACGGTATTGGACAATAGAGCAAAACGCCCCCGGAAAACATACCGGGGGTTTTGCTGTTTATAGGTAGTAGGGACGACCGGAACAATAATTGAAAGAAAAGCCCTATATTTGCCGTACAATCAATTTAAACGTATAGAGATAGACAAAGTATTGAGTAAAGAATAATAATCTCTTAAAATGGATATTCGCCGCAAATAACTTGCAAAGGGAAAGCAACGTTTTAAGGAGGAAAACAAAGGGACGGGAAAACAGAAAAGGCAGACCAACCAACGGGACGATAGAACCAAAGGACGGAAGGCGGAAAGAACGGATTTTTACCCCCTTTGTTTAAGCTAAAGAGATTTTAAAATGGAAAAAATTAACAAAGGCAATCGGAGCCGAAAACCGAACGGATATAAGAAGCGAACCGAGGAACAACGTGCGTATGATATTGCGTTTTGTTCCCGTCTGTTTTTGAGGGGGTACACCTACAAAGAAATTACCGACCTATTAAATGCCGATGTTGCCGCCCGTGGGTGCGATTATTCGTTGACCCTGCAAATGGTTTATTACGATTTGCAACAAACCCTTATCGAATGGAAGCGGGAACGGTTGGATACAATCGACGATTACGTTACACGGGAATTGGCAAAGTTGGACGCAATGGAGCAGCAAGCGTGGGAAGCGTGGGAAGCGTCCAAACAGGGGCGGCAAAAGGTTAAGGAAAGAACCAACCGGGGGCGTCCAATCAAAACGGACGCCGAGGACACGGAACCCACATATTACGGGTACGACGAAACCGCAACCGAAACGTCCGCCGGGAATCCCCGGTTTTTGGATTTACTTTTGAATATTCAGCAACGCCGGGCAAAGATGTTAGGATTTGACGCCCCGTTGAAAATAGAGATACCCGGATATAATGCCGGGACGGACGATGACAAACCCAAATACGACGTTAAGGCAATCCCGGACGATATGTTGTTTGCGTTGGCGGACAAATTGCAATCCGCCGAGTTTCAACGCACGGTTATTGAGAAAGGAGGGGCGCAATAATGGCAAAAAGAGTAACAGCCCCCAAAAAGGGCACGACTGCCCCCGGAATCCAACACGTTTGCGGCGAATGTAAACACGGCAATTGGGTTGAGAGTTCACACAATTTGGATTGGCAGGGGAACCCGATTTGTTTAACGTGTCCGTACCAACAATACCATATCTTACGAGGTCGGAAAGCGTGTCATAATTTCAAACCAAAGGAGGGCGTACAATGACGAACGAACAAACATTGCAGATGTACGCCGCAATAAAGAGCCAACCGGATTTGTTGGTTAAAGCCGCCGCCCGTAAACGGCTTATTAACTTTGCCCGGTATATGCAACCGGATTTGGTATTGGAGCCGTTCCACGTCGTTTATTACACGTTGTTGGATATGTTTGCACACGGGAAAATACGAAAGATGATTGTACAGCAACCGCCCCAACATGGAAAATCGGAGGGGTCAAGCCGTAAATTACCCGCATTCATGTTGGGATTAAACCCGGATACCAAAATATGTATTGGTTCGTATGCGGCGACAATCGCACGGGATTTTAACCGGGACGTACAACGCATAATCGACACGCCCCGGTATCGTGAAATATTCCCGGATACCTATTTGAACGGTTCCAACGTCGTAACAATGGCGAATACTTATTTACGCAATTCCGATGTTATCGAAATGGTCGGGCGTAAGGGGTCGTTGCGTGTTGTCGGTCGTGGTGGTTCGCTTACGTCAAAAACGGTTGACGTGTCGATATTGGACGACGTGTATAAGGATTACGCCGAGGGTAACAGCCCGATTGTAAGGGCGGCGGCGTGGAAATGGTACACAACGGTTGTTCGTACCCGCTTGCATAATGATTCGCAGGAATTAATCGTATTTACCCGTTGGCATGACGACGATTTGATTGGACGTATTGAGAAAAGCGGGGAAATAATTATTGATGTTACGAGTTGGGCGGACTTGCAAAACATACCCGCCGGGGCATGGGTTCGCATAAACTTTGAGGCATTAAAGACAGGCGAACCAACCGAGTTTGACCCCCGCCCGGTTGGGGCGGCATTATGGGACGGACGCCATAACCGTTTGAAGTTGGAAGCGCAAAAGGCATTAGACCCGGTACAATTCCAATGTTTGTATCAGGGCAACCCCGGTTCCGCCGAGGGGCGATTATATCAGCCGTTCAAAACGTGGGTTGAAAAATCCGATTACGGGCAATATATCCGGTCGGGCGCATACGTGGACGTTGCCGACGAGGGGGACGACCTTTTGTTTGCCGCAACGTATGACGTGTACAAATCCGACAACATGGTTTTCAACGAACAAACAAAGCGAATGGAACCGTTATTGTTTGCCCTTATTACCGATATGGAAATGACGGACGAAAACACGGACGTAACAACCGTAACCGTCCCGGCGATGATAAACCGGAACGGCACGCAAAAAGTATGGGTTGAGAGTAACAACGGCGGGGCGGGTTATGAAAAGGTTATTAAAAAGAAAATCCGGGCAATGACTGACCCGTTTTATCAAGGCGGCAACAAGGAATCCCGGATTGTAACAGCGTCCGCAATGGTAAATCAACATATTATTATGCCGTTCGGTTGGGAAACCCGGTATAAAGCCGTGTACGACCATGTTACAACGTTCTTACGGAATTTCGATGCCAATACGCACGACGACCCGGAGGACGGATTGACCGGGATATACGAAAAGGAGATTGCGGACGGCAATATTGCACCGTATGCACACGAACGCCGGGGCGTTAAAAAACGCAATTAATAAACTTTTCGACATACGCAAGCGTTTACCAAAAAAAAGATTATATCTTTGTAGTCGATAAGGGCGGCAAAGGGTAAGCCCCCGGAAATGAAACAAAGTTTTTAACGTTAAAAAATTAAGAGTATGATTTGTAAGTGTCCAGCGGCGGCGGCTTTGCCCGATGTACCCGCCATTACTTGCGCCGAAACGTTCGGTCAAGTGCAAAAAGTCGCTTTTCAGCGATTGACAAAAACCGACGGAAGCAAAAACAGTTTTACCGAAGCGGCGGCAATTACGTTGCTTGCATCATGGACGCCGAAATTGTCGGCGGCGGATGATACCAAAATTGTTGTTTCCCCGTATATCCAAGCCCCAACCGCCGAGGCGGGAGCCGCCCGAACATTCGGAGGCGGTAACGAAACGTTGGGAGGCGTTGAGGATATTATAGGGCGTGAGCCAACCCCGTTTACCGGAGTTATCCGCAAAGCCCCGCAAGCCGTTATTAAAGCACTCAAAGAAATGCAGTGCGAAAGTTGGAGCGACAATTTGGGCGTTTTCATTTTCGACGAAAACGGAGCGATTGGAGCGATTGAGGACGAAACCACGCCCGGAACGTATTACCCGATTCCGATACGTTCGTTGTTTATCGGCGACAAAACGTTGGGAGGTTTGGAAGCCCCGGACAGCAACGCAATCCAATGGTCGTTTTTGCCGAATTGGTCGGACGATTTGGCGATTATTGCCCCGGCGTTCAATCCGCTTACCGACCTAAAGGCAACGGCGTAATATGGCGGCGAAAACAACGTTGGTTCAATTAGTTTGTCCGACGCATGAATTGAGCCAAGAATTTGAGATAAAGCACGCCGAACGCTTGTTGCGAATGAAAAACAACGGCGGTTGGCAATTACCCAAAAACAGCGATTTTAAATTTACCAACGACAATGGGATTGAGTATAGAGGAAATAAAAAGACGGATAAAGGAGCCGAAAAAACGGGCGACGATTAGCCGGGCGGTTTATCATCAAAACCGTATAAATTTCCACGCTCAAACCCGTATATCGGGATACGACATAAACCAACCCGTTACGGACTTTTTGGCGTTTGTCGGAAACCTATTGCCGCATGATAAGTTTAAGATGTTCAAAACATTGTTCCGTTACCCCGTTAAAACAAACGAGGTAACGGGC